CTGGAAGCACCTTGCCTCTTCGGTTGGCTCGGCGAAGGATGCCGCTCGCAGCCTTCGCACTCAAGGAGAACCTCGCCGGCGCGGTCGGATTCAAGACTTGCGACAAGGAACACTCTTCGGCGTCGTTGGGCGACTCCGAAGTATCGAGCGTCCAGAGTTCGCCACGATACGCCATACCCGAGTTGTTCCATTTCATAGAGAAGCCGTCCGAAGTCAGCCCCCTTGTTGGAACTGAAGAGCCCAGGGACGTTCTCCAGCACAAGCCACCGAGGTCGTCGCTGCTCCACAAGGTCAAGGAAGGTGAAGGCGAGGCTGCTTCGCTTGCCTGCGAATCCAGCTCGCTTGCCTGCGACGCTGAGGTCTTGGCAAGGGAATCCTCCACTCCAGATGTCTGCTTCTGGGATGTCATTAGCGTCCACCTCCGTGATGCTTCCCAGATTCGGAGCGTCTGGGAATCGCTCTGCCAAAACCGCGTTGGCGTATGGGTCAATCTCGCTGACGCTGACCGTCTCAATGCCAGCACGCTCAAAGCCGAGGTCAAGACCGCCGACTCCGCTGAAGAACGATGCGTGCTTCACTTGCCCTCCTTCCTTGCTCTGTCCTTCTTGGCGAACCCTTCGCCCTTGTAAACCACCGCCGCCGGTGAATAGACCATCCGCATCCAGCGGCCGCACTTTTCGCAGCGCGGGTTATAGACGTTCTGAATCGAGTGCGTGTGTTCCTCTCGGTGTCCGCAGTCCCCGCAGCGGTATTCGTACGTCGGCATCAGCCCAGAACCGCCAACAGGAACACTAGGAACGCGAATCCCCAGAGTCCGATTGCCAAGTCCATCCAACCCTGTGCGCGCCGCTGCTCTTCAGCGAGTCGGTCGCTCTTGATTGCGATACGCGTGTACGTCTTTGGTGAGTTGCTGTAGTCCAACTTCATCGCATGCTCCCCAGTGCCAAGAGCAGCACCATCGCTGCGATGAACGTTGCGACTGCGAGTGAGTCAAGAATGAATGTCCGCATCATCGCACCGCCTCTCGTGCGCCAGCGGGGTCGTGCTTATAGTCGGCGTGCTTCTTTCCCGATTCAACCCACGCAATCTCGCGGTCAAGTCCCCAAAGGATGCGACCGAGGACGCGCATCACTGCTTCACGAGCCTCGCCTGCCTTTTCCTTTTCAAGGTTTGTGGCTACTGCGTTTCGGTCTGCCTTGAGTTTCGCCAGTTTCTTCATCGTTTCCTCCTCTTATCGGCCCTGCCGTCTGGCTGGGTTCCTCCCGATGTCACGATGGTAGAGCGTGACGTCACGGCTTGTCAAGCCCCTATTTTTGGAGGGTAGTCCCCCTGGCTGGAGGAGGTCAGCCAGGGGGGTCGCTGGCAGGGCCAGCGTAGTCATCGTCCTCGTCCTCCAGCAACTCCAGCACGACCTCGATGCAGAAGCCGCAGATAGCATAGGACAGGACTGCCGAATAATCGGGCGTCAGGGAGACCTCCTGCTCGGCAAACTTCCAGACCCGGCGCTTCTCCCCGCATGGGGTGCAGATGCCGTATTTGTCTGGCGTTGGAGCAGGAGGCCCCGACAGGAACGGCACTAGCGGAGCCTGACGAGGTACTCCGCTGAGACTTCTCCTTCAGCATCAAAGAACTGCAGCCACTGCCCTGGCTCGCCGGACGCGCCGACGACCTCCTGAGCGAAGCGGTTGCTGCTCTCAAGGCTTGGGCTGCACCACGTCGTAATCTTGCCGTCAGCCAACACGAGGCGCGCTGGCTGGTGCCAGTGTCCGAACCAGAGATAGTCAAACGGCGCCACGCTCAAGCGCCAGCCGCTCGCCTTCTTTGCGACGCCGTACCACGGCATGCCAAGCCCACCTCGGAACTGGTCGCCGTGGACAATCATGCCGACCTTGCCGCCTGGCAGTTCCAGCGTGTCGTACCAGTGCCGACCACCGAGGGTCATGCTCTCCTTCCACTGCACGCGCTTCTCGCTCGCCACGAGCTGCCGCGCAATGTTGTAGAGAATCGCGTCGCTGTTGCTCTCTGGCGAGTGGTCTGAGTAGCGTCCCAGTCTGCCGTGGTTGCCGATGGCGCCGTAAACCTCGACCTCTGGGAAGAGCGCTGCCATTGCTCGCACGAACTGCGCGAGCATCTCCGCTCCCTTGAAGATTTGGACGTACAGACCGCCAGCCTCCACCTCGTAGGCTTGCCCTGGGAAGATGTTGCCGTCTGACTCCACGAGGTCGCCAGTCAGCAGAATCTTCACTGTGTCTACAGGGTGGTCAAGCCGCTGAATCTCAACGACCCGCTTGACCTTCTGCGCCAGCAACTCGATGCGCTTCTGAGCTACGTCAATGTCGTAGTCGGCGCTCTTCTTGCCGAGTTGCCAGTCGCTCAACTGAACGACCGCCACCTCGCGCTTACCCTTGCGCTTGTCCGGCTTGGGCGCTGGCACGGCTGGAATCTTCATCCCAACCGCCGCATCCTTCGCCGCCCGATAGACCGCCTCGACCAGTTCTTGGGTCTGTCGGTCCTTCTTGGCGAGTGTCCTCAGCGCCCGATTGTGCGCTGCCTTGAGTTCGGTCAGTTCGTCCTGCTCGTTGAACTCCTTAAAGTCCGTCATGATTCCCTCCTGCAATAGCACTCGCCCCTGCGGTGCCGCTTCACGGTCTCAATGCCAACATCAACCTTCTTCTTGTCGAGCCATCGCCAGATTGACGAGGTTGCGACTTCAGGCGCTTTCAGAGCGGCACGAAGCTGCTCTAGGTCCTCCGCAGGCAGCGGAGGCGCGAACATCGCGCAGCGCGGACCCCTCCTGACTTTCTCCATAATCCTCCCCCTAAGTGGCGCAGCTACACACCACGCATCCAGAGTGAAGTTCTCTCAGACTCTTGTCAAGCCCCTAGTTTGGCGCGGTAGACGGCGGCTTCTACGGCGTTGCCGATTGCCTCTTCGTCCAGTTTGATGCCACGCTTGGCGCACTCGCTTCGCACGAGCGCGAGCGCAGCCTGCTTCTTCTCTTCGCCAGCCTTGCTGCTTAGCGTCTGGTTGATGCTCGCCACGGTTGCCGAGGCAATCTTCTCCAGCATCGCGTACTGCTCCTTGCTGACGTTCGCTTGAATCAGGTTGATGACCTGCTTGGCGAGGTATCCGAGCGCGCCGATAGCCACCGGCACGAGTCCGACGATGAGCGCGTTGATGAGGTCGTTCACGATTGGGTCCATCTGTCTCCTACTTTCGGTGAATCAGAATCATTGCAGGCGGGGTCGGGAACCCAGCCTCGCCCTTCGAGTCTCGGAGGGTCTTCACATCCGCAGGAGTGGCTGACCGTCCTGGCTTCCCTTCCTGCATCGTCGGGCAAGCATAGACCCAGCCGCCATTTTCCCAGACCAGCACGACGTAGTGGCCGTAGGTGGCGAGTGGCTGCTTGCGCCAATAGTCGCGCTGCCACTTGGAGCGGAGGTGGTCTGGCACGCTCTTCTGGCTGGCTTGGATGTTCAGGATGAGTGCCGCGCCGTTCTTGACTTGGTTGCTGACCTCGCTCCAGTCATACGCCACGCGAGCGTTCAAGCCGAGAATCTTCCCTGCCTTCGCCAGTTCCTTTGCGCTCGTACCCTCTGCGCCGGTCGGCGTGTCTACGCGCCCAGCCTCGGCGCACGCCTTGTGCGCCTGCTTCGTGGTGGTCGGAACTCCTAGCCAAGTGGCGCAAGTGGCGAGGCTTGCTGGTCCGCAATCGTCCATCGCCTTGACGCCAAGACGCTCAGCGAGTCCGAGCTGCGAGCGCACGATGAGGCTCATCGCTGACCTTGCAGCCAGGCGAGCAGACCGCCCAGACCAGAGACTCCTAGCAGCGCGATGATGAACTTGGCAAGCCTGAAGGCGCCGCGAGTCTCAGCCAGTTCCATCTTGATGGTGTTCAAGTCCTTCTCGATGCGGTCAAGACGGAGGAGAATCTCGTTATTCTGGCTTCTTGCTGGCATCAGATTTCAGGCTCCAGCTCAAGCAGCGGCTCTGGCTGCGGTTCGCCAAGCATAGCAACTGGCTCCTCAATCACTTCGTCGGTGCCGTCAATAATCTCAGGCTGAAGTGGTGGATTGAATACGCCGCCAGCGTAGATGCCTCCAATCCAGACTGGTGTGTCTGCATCCACCTCAATGATGGCCACCGCGCCGAACAATGCAGCATAGTCGCGCAGAAACTGCGCTTGCGCAGATGCATCCAGCGTGCCAGTGATGACTTGCACCACGATGCCATCCGTATTAGTGAACGCGTATTTCATAGCGCCTCCTTAGGCAATGTAGGCAATGACAACATAGCCAGAGGCTCCGTTGCCACCTGCACCAGACTGCACAAACCTGTATCCGTTGATGTTTGAGGCAAGGTTTTTTGTTGATGCTCCGCCTCCAGCACCGCCCCCACCGCCACTATTGCTTGCGGCGTTCCCTCCGTTGCCTCCTGTCACGCTCACTGTGCCAGCAGTTCCGCTGAAGTAAACGCCAGCACTTGCTCCAGCCCCGCCTCCGCCGCCATTATCTTTCGCCGCTGATGATGTTCCGATAGTCACTCCGCCAAGTCCAGTTGAGCCGTTATAGGAAACTTGAACAGTTGGAGACGCCGCACCACCGCCGCTGAAACCGATAGCAGCATTGGTCGCGCTGCCGCCGCCGCTGTTTGTCGATGTTCCTGAAATGGTTGATGTTCCTCCATTCTGCCCATTTGATGGAGTCACGACATACGGATAAATAGCAAAAGTGAATGGCGCCGTGCTTTGCACTGGGCTGTTGGCCGATGCGCTCCCGCCGCCTCCAGTTCCTCCTGAATAGTTTTGTGCTCCGTAGATTGAAACTGTTGTGACGCCAGGTGTTCCAGCAGCAGCAGGGTTCAGTCCACTGTTGGTGTTATCACTTCGCGCGGTTCCGCCAGCGCCGCCTCCACCGCCGCCTGCGGTGATAACAGTTCCGAAGGTAGTTGCGCCACCTACGCCGCCAGAGCCGCCAACGATTGCAGTTCCAACTGCGGCAGTTCCAATGCCCTTTGTGTATGAAACGCTCGTTCCTCCGGCGCCGCCTGCGCCAATCCCGATTGAATACGAAGCATCTGCGAGATAAAGATTCTGGACAAATGACCACGCGCCGCCGCCGCCACCACCGCCGCCGCCGCCTTGTGTGTAAAGAGTTTGCGATGCTGGGTTTGCAGTTCCGTGAGCAGCACCGCCAGCACCTCCTCCACCGCCAGCGCCCACTACTAGCGCGGCCACGAGATAATCAACGCCAGTTGGCTTCGTCCAAGTCGTGCCAGCAGTGAATGTTTCCGTGATGAGCAGTCCGCCACCACCTCCAGCGGCTGCGCTTGAGGTCTGAAGAAGCAGGCTGTTGATGTGAACCTTCACCGTGCTGGTGACGGCTGCGGTTGTAGTCAGCGTGAAGGTCAAGTCAACATACTGCGCCGCAGCATCAACGATGGCCGTCCCAGCCGTCGTGAATCCGCTGATTGAAGTCCAGGTCGCGTTGTCAGCCGCTGTTCCGATTGTGTAGGAACTTAGGCTGCTCCCGGCAGCGTTGAAGTATTCAGCGCCGAGCGTCATTGCCCACTGAGTCGTGCCAGCGTATGAGTTGACT